CCTGCTAAAGCCAACGCTGCCCCAGTAGCCATCGTGCCGCCATACTTTCCAAGAAAGGTTTCTGCATCAGGATTAGGAAGCGCAAAAGCGGTTGCTTTATCTAAAAAAGTAGGAGCGCCTGCTTCAATTGCTTGATTAGAGGCTTCTAAATCAAAACCCTGTAAAACGTTTCTATCCGCTCCAATCTTTCCGGTCTGCTCTATTCCTTGAGCAAACCGTTGTCCAAAAGTGCTTTTTCCTGTAGGATCCTTTGCAAAACCGCCTTTTAAGCCCGAAGTTAAACCGCCTATTAACGCGCCCTGTACACCCATTTTTAACGAGTCCTTAAAGCTTTTGCCCTGCACCAAGCCTGTAATTCCGCTACCAATAAACCCAGAAGCAATAGAACCCAGACCCGGCGCTATGAAGTTTAACGCGAACGGTACAACAATCGGAGCAACCGCTTTAAATACCTTTTTAACGCCAGATATGATCTTCTTCAAAAAGAACTCGCGCTGCCCAGTGTACGGGTTTACCGAGTTAGTCTCACTGCCGACGATGTATGCAGAGGGGTCCGCACCAGCATCAGCAATGGCTATATCTACCTGAGTCATAAGCTCTGGGTTTGCTTCACTTACTTCTTTGGGAATTAAACGTTCTTTCTTTGTAGCGTGGATCAAAACATCGTCGCCGTTACGGCCCAACTGAGCCATCCGTTCGGCTGTTTCTCGCATGGAATTTATGCCGTTCTGGCGTCCAAAGGCTAGGCGACTGTCATCTATTTCGTCTAAGTTAGACGTAAGAAAAGAAGCCAAACCGCCTTCTGGGAGTACCATTTGTTGTTCCATCTCAATCCCCTCTAAAAACACTGTAACAGATATGTTTTAGCTTTTCCATGCTATTATGATATTACTACCGTTACCGCACCTACCCCACCAGTGGAAGTATTTCCACGAATATTGGGTTGATCCGCAACAGTTATTTTTACCTGACCCATGACGCCCGCCGCATCCCTATATTGAAACAATTCACCTACTTCTAACCCCTGATCGTCCGTCTGTAAGTTCGTTAAAACCATTCCTGTATCCCTGCCCGCACCGGGGTTCTGCATCTGCTCTATATACACCGAGAACGACCGTACAACCTGATCCATATAAGCCCTGTCATAAGTCTCCGGAGCCTTCGGAAAAAACGGTTTGACTAAATTACGAGACATTATCTACGCCCATCTGGTCTTATATCAACTCTCGGCGTACCCAAACGCCAACCTACCCCCGTATCTGAAGAAGCCACTTTCAAAGAAAAGGCTCGCCCTCTGAGCCTTACGTTAACCTGATTTGTCCACTGTTCAATAGGAACAGTAGAAGTTCTTGTAACCGCTTTTGCCTGTGTTTGAAGGTATAAACCCCCCGGATAATTGCGAGCCTGAAGAGTCATAGTCGCAGCCGGAGAAGAAGCCGTAGAGTTTCTAAAGGTTACATCCGGAACCATTCGGGTCATAAACAGGAAGTGATCGCCGTCTCCCATGTCAATCTGACTGCTTTCAATGTAAGCGGATATAGCTGTAACAGGCTCTGTGCTGCCGTCATCAAAACCACTCTCGTGTGAATATAAATAATGATCTGTGCCCGCTGCAATCGGATCAGCGTTTATACCACGGTCCATCCAAACAGTGCGGGCCATATCACCATAATACCAGACGTTCTGCTGGTAATTAAAAACAACATACTTATCGTTCTCTTGACTGCTTGCAGACGGGTAAAACCACCACACTTCGCCAAAAGCAGTGTTTGTAGCAGCCGTAACCTTTTCTTTCTGTAAGAAGTTAAAGTCCGAAAAGATAAAATCTCTGACCGTACAAGCTAAACGCTGTACCGAACCAGAGTAGCTGTAAAACTCCTCTTGACCCATCCAGAAGATAGTGTCCTCGACGTTAATTGCACTTAAAGGACTCATAATAGTTAAGTTGTCAGAAACCATGTTAATACCGAATGTAAACGGCGGTCCTAAAAACTGCATGGCGTGTAATGAAACATCTGTAAAAATTATAATCTGCTGTTTTGTTTCTATTGCGGCTATAATCTCGGAGCCGGAACCTATTCTAAGATCTCCAGCAGTGTTTGTAGCCGCCGCAGACCACGTTATTAAACTCTCTTGACTGCCAAAACGCACAAGCAAAGGATCCTGCTCGGTGCTGTTTTCTGGATCACACCCAAATACAATAACATGTCGCGAAACGTCCGAAACTAAAACAATCTTGCCGCTGGTGGGTGCGCCGTCTGAATTTGTTAAAGAAGAAAGCGCTTGAGCCCTTACACCCGTCCCGTCTGTCTTGTTCCAGTAATATATGTTGCCATCCCGGTCATTAATCAGGAGGTCCTCACCAAAATTATCATGCGACCAAAGCCGTAGTGTCTGCCCCGAAGCAGAAAGGTCCGTCGCAGAGTTCCACGTTCCGCGGCCCCATGTGCCCGCATTCCAACCGTTTCCAGATATAGTCGTATCAAGACCCGTGTTGATCTGATATGCCGCAACAGTAGAAGATCCACCAGTGCCGCTATCTGAAGTATTGCAGAAAAGAAAGGTTGGGTCTAAACCATCCGTCGTTGTAATAGAAGCAATTGATGAAACAGTTCGAGCCTCTATTTGATATGAATTAGCGCTGACAACCGTTGTAACTTGGTATTCTTGATTAAGAACCGCCGCAGTAATTAAACCACCTAACGAAGCGGCATCCGTAAATGTTACAAAATCGTTGTCTAAAGCACCATGCTCGGCCTCTGTTACAGTAATCGTGCAACACGCTATCGCCGCGCCGTCAGCATGTGACGCTGCCGTGGTTCCGTTTTGACCTCTAGCACAGCCCTGCAAAGTAACGCTGGAAATCGAGGCATACGTTATTATCTCGTCGTCTATCTTAACTCTGCCCGAAACAGGAAACCCCGTTGCACTGTCTATTGTAATAGTTTCAGAGTCCGCGGCTATCGCGCCGTTTAATGTATCGGCTCCAGTAAGAAAAGTGGCATCACCCGCACTCGTTGTAAGTCGAAGCGGGGTAATGTCGTAGTATTGTTGGCCCTCTAAAATATAATACTTTAAATGAGTTCCAACACCTATAAACTCTGTTCCGTCTAAGGCTTTCCAAGAGTGCAAGGCACGGCAAGTCCCTAAAAAAGCAACTCCCGTGAACCTTTTCCATCCGCCAATTTTTTCAGGAAAGCCAAAACGGAACCTGACCTTATCCATATCAAACCAACCGCCTTCGTTAGTGTAGGAGGTAACTTCTCGGTTTATACCGGGTTTAAACTGGAGCTTGGTCAGGGGCATTTATTTACTCCGCTTAGTTTACAACGTCTGCTTCCTCTGTATCAGACGCTAACGATGTTGTCAGCATACTTAAACACGCTTGATGACCTATCTGCACCTGACGCAAGTGAGCTTGTGCCGATGCAATCTTTCTTTCTAAGTCAACGACATCGCTCAGATATACTTTTTGAGCGTCGTTTAAATCATCGTAGTTATGTTCAGTGCCATTGATCGTGACGGTGTTTGTGTTTTTTTTAGCCATCGTGATCTCCTTTCAGTTAAATTTATGCGGTAAATGAATTAGCCGCAGTAATAGCTTTGTCTATTTCTGTAAAACTTTCACTGCCCCAATCTTCAAGTGCTTTCATGTGAACGAGATAGCCATTGCTACGAGCTACACGCTCTTTCTTTTCGTCATGCGTCATGTCATGTCCGAAATCTGCGTCCGTTGCATCACTGCCTTTAGCGTGGGTAGCGATAACGCTGTTGATTACCGACACACTGCCCAGCATTGCTGCGTGGTCCTGTGCGATTTGATCTGCTTCTCTTGCCATTGTGTTTATCCTTCTAGGTTTGCAATGTTAATATTGCCTGAGATTGATATTCTTTCCCCGTCATTGTCGTAAAACGGGAAAACCTGATGAAGCATGGTTGAGGGAAACATAACCATGTAACCTTCTGCTTCTTTCTCCATGTTGTAGGCAAAGGTTGACACCCTGCCCAACGTATTTGTGTAGCTAAATGCAAAGTTAGATATGTGGTTATCTGCATTTGAGTTGGCACAAATAAAAAGTTTCTTCTGCTCTGCATAGGACGTAGGTATCTGCATCCATATGACAAAGCTGTACACACCACTGTGATCATGCGGTGGGTTAAACTCATGCTGCTTCTGGAAGTTTACCCAGAGGCTTTCCAAGTTCCAACCCTCACCCTCCTGCATAGTTTCACGCCAAGGTCCACCATACGCCTCAATGTGGCTTTGAATAAACGAGGGCAGTAGCTCAGTCACAAACTCATTGAGTAAAGGTGAGTCACCGTCCAGCCTAATAGACGTACTTATGTTACCTGCAAGTTCAGGCTTCATGTCCTCTGGCTGTTCTCGTGCTTCGTTTACAACTTTCCATATGTTATCCACAACGTCCTCTGGGAGTTGCCCCTCGACAACCCCTACGTTTGGAAAGTTTCGTTGTATTAAGTCCATGCTTAACCTTCTAGGGTTGCCACACGAGCTTCAAGCTCTTGTATTGCTTTTACTAAGATTGGTACTAATTTAGCATACTTCATTCCGTACTGTTTGCCATCATCCGTTATGCTTACAGTTAGGTTTGTTTTGTCTGCAATTTTATAATTAGCAGCTTCTTCTAATGCTTTAACATCTTGTGCCTTAAATCCTAAATCTAACCAATCTTCTTTGTGTGTGCCATCAGACGTTATTGCATCTAAATCATAATCATCAGCCCTTTTGTCTCCATATTTAGAACGCTTGTCCCACTTAAAGGTGTAAGGCTTCATGGCTTTAACAAAGTCTAATCCAATGTCTAGGGCTGTAAAGTCTGTCTTATCTCGTTCATCAGAAGTTACTGTCCAATCCACTTGTATATATGCGTTAGCAATATTTTCATCTCCAAGAGTCATGGCATTAGAGCCAGTAGTGTATGCTCCACCCGGACTACCTGTTTGACCTGCATCTAATCCTAAAAGTAATAAGTTATCACCTGTTGTAACAGATGCACCAGCTTGAACACCCACAGCAGTATTATTATTTGCTGCACCATTAGCAGCACCTAAAGCATTTACTCCTACAGCGGTGTTTTGAGAGCCACTTACAGCAGCGTCCATTGCTGCCGCACCCACTGCGGTATTGCTGCCGCCTGTAACATTACGTCCTGCTAGACCCCCAATAAAAGTATTAGAAACACCAGTTGCATTGGCTTCACCTGCAAACGAACCAACTGCTACGTTATAAGCGTCTGTAGATGTGGTAAAGTTTTGAGTACTAAGTGAACCAAATCCAACAGCGGTATTGTGATTGCCTTTTGTATCAGCGTCCAGTGCAGCAGACCCACATATAGTGTTTGATACGCCTACAGTCATTGATGACCCTGCATTATAACCAACTGCTGTATTATGACTATTTGTGGCAGTAGTGAAGTTTTGTGAAAATAAAGCTTGGTATCCTACAGCCGTTGATTGAGAACCAAGTGTATCACTGCTCAAAGCAGTATAACCAACAGCAGTGTTCTTATCTGCGTCTGTAAATGCGTCACCTGTGCCCCCACCAACAAAAGTGTTGAGCATTCCGGTGGTGACCTGACTACCTGCGCTGTCACCAATAGCCACGTTGTGAACATTTGTAGCTGTCGTAAAGTTTTGAGCAGTTAATGCGTTAACACCGATTGCAATACTGGAACTGCCTTGAGTGTCACCATCCAAAGCTTGCAAACCAAGGACTATGTTGCGACCTCCTGTCGTTAATGACATCCCTGCAACAGCTCCGACAAGAGTGTTGTAAAGTCCAGTAGTCAAAGCTCTACCTGCACGATCACCAATAGCTACGGTATAACCATCTACTCCTGCGTTAAGAGTTTGAAGTGCTTGATAACCTATTGCTACATTTAGACCGTGAGCGTCTTCTGTAGATAACGCATCTCTTCCTATGGCTACATTTTGAGTTCCAGTAGTCAAAGCGTCACCTGCTAAACCGCCAATGAGGGTGTTGTTTGTGGCTGTGGTGACTGATACTCCTGCATTGTATCCAACAGCAGTATTGTAAGTATCTGTGGCAGTTGTGAAGTTTTGTGTTTGTAATGCGCCTCTACCAACGGCTACAGACTTACTGCCTAAAGTATCAGTAGTTAAAGCACCAGTTCCAACTGCCACGTTTTCATCTGCATCAGTTAGAGCATCACCTGCAAGACCACCTATGAGGGTGTTGTATATGCCTGACGTGACTGCTGCTCCTGCGCTAGCTCCAACGGCTACGTTGTAAGCGGTAGCCCCTGCGTTTTGTGCGTTTAATGCTAAATACCCAACAGCAACATTTTGACCATGACCATCTTCAGCAGAAAGTGCAGCATGTCCTACGGCAACATTTTGACCGCCAGTATTTAGGGCATCACCTGCTAAACCGCCTATTAAGACGTTTTCTGTAGCCGTGGAAACTGATGCACCTGCGTTATACCCAACTGCTACGTTATACATATCTACTGCGGTAGCAGGATTCTGGTCGCTTAAACTTCCTTGACCAACTGCTACAGACTTACTTCCTAAAACATTAGTGGTTAAAGATTCTTTACCAATAGCCACATTGCTACTACCTGTTGTTATTGCATCACCTGCTAGGCTACCAACAAGGACGTTGTTTATACCTGTGGAAACTGATAAACCCGCATGATTACCAACTGCTACGTTATGACTATCTGTAGCTGTGGTAAAGTTTTGAGATTCTAAAGCAAACGGACCTATAGCAACACTTCTTGAACCTAGTGTATCAGCAGTTAATGCACCCATTCCTATTGCTACATTGTAGTCTGCATCCGTTAATGCGTCACCTGCTAAACCACCGACAAGGGTGTTCTGTACGCCTGTGGTGACTGCTGCTCCTGCATCAAAACCTACCGCTACATTATAACTGTTTACGGCTGTAGTAAGGTTTTGAGCCATTAACGTGCCGTAACCTACAGCAACATTTCTTGCTCCTTTGGTGTCTGCAAGCATTGCATTAGGACCAAGAGCAACATTTCCTGCCGCAGTATTAGATGCACTTAATGCCCTGTAACCAACAGCAAGATTAGATCCACCTGTCGTGAGTGCGTCACCCGCAAGTCCACCGACAAGAGTGTTTTCTGTGGCTGTGGTTATATCATTACCTGCACTATAACCGACTGCTACGTTATACGTTGCTGATCCATCTGTAACATTTTGATTCTGTAAGGCAAAATGACCAACTGCAACAGCAAAGTCACCCGTAGTATTTGCTTGTAAAGCATTAACACCCAGAGCTAAGTTGTTAGTTCCATCTGTATTTGCTTGCCCTGCTTGTCCACCCACAAAAGTATTTTGTCCTGTTGTATTTGCTGCTCCTGCAAGTGATCCAACAAAAGTGCTATAAACTCCAGTAGTTGTTGCAACCCCTGCTTGATAACCTACAGCAGTATTATTAGACTCTGCACCTGCGTTTTGTACTTTTAATGCTTGATACCCTATAGCAGTTGTTGTCCCGTTTGCATCTTCTGTTTTAAGAGCCTCAAATCCTACCGCAACTACACCATCACCCGTAGTCAAAGCAGTACCAGCCTCATCGCCTAAGACTACGTTGTAGTTACCGCCAGAGGCTATTGCATCACCTGCGTTGACGCCAAGGCGTAGGTTGGATGTACCTGCTGTACTTGTAGATAAACTTGGAACAGAAAGATCAGTAAACGCATCAATCATAGCCGCGCCTGATCCAGCACCGTCTGAATAGATAGCTTTAGTTTGTCCTGCTGAGATTGTAATGTTAGCCCCAGACCCTTGGGATATGATGATATTCTGGGAACCAGAAGTTCCGTTTTCAATAAACCACAGCTTGCTGACCGTGTTCGGCCCTATTGTAATTGTACAAGCAGAGTCCAAAGTTCCTGTGTATTTCAAGAACATTGATCGTCCGGGGTCCGTTGCCCCATCCGCAATTGTAGTTGTATGCGTGTCAGCATTTGTTGTTATGGCTTCTGTGCCAAAAGAAAACGCTTCCGCAATGAGTTCGAGGTTGGTGTTTGTTGTATCGCCCCAAGTACCCGACTGTTCGCCTGTAGCAATTTCTTCTAATCTTAGGTCATTTACATATGTACTAGCCATTTTTTAAATCCTTACGCTGCAATTTTTGTCCATCCGGGAGATTGAGACGGCGTTGTGGTACTATACCCCGGAACTTGAGACGGCGTTACGGTACTATACCCCGGATTTTGATCTGGGACAATACTTCCCCAAACAAGAACCTGACCAACACCACCTGTGGCTGCCACGCCTGTTACAGACACGTCGTTACTTACAGAGATGGTAACTGACCCTACAGAGCCCGTGCCCGTTACACCCGTAGCGTTAATATTTGCGTCTGCCGTTGCAATGACAGAACCTACAGAGCCCGTTGCTGCTACGCCAGTGACGGTTATATTGGAGTCCGCTGTGACGACAACAGAACCCACAGAACCTGTTCCCGCTACACCCGTAGCGTTAATATTTGCGTCTGCTGTTACAGTGACCGAGCCTACAGAGCCCGTGCCCGCTATTCCAGTGGCATTAATATTTGCGTCTGCCGTTACAGTGGCAGAACCCACAGAACCTGTTGCTGCTATTCCAGTGGCATTAATATTTGCATCTGCCGTTACAGTGACAGAACCTACAGAACCTGTTCCCGCTAGTCCAGTAGCAGGGACATTAGCTGTTGCAACAACCGTTACAGAACCTGTTTGTCCCGTTGCGCCTGTGTTTGTAATAGAGTCTTGGCCCCAAGAGAGTTGACCCCACGTTCCTCGACCCCAACCAGAGAGAGGAACGATAATATCAGTCATTAGGCTATCCGAATAATCGCGTTACTTGCGTCTGCTGTAGGAAAAACAACAGTAAATGTTCCATTACTTGCTGTTTTATCTGCACCAAAATCTAAAACAACTACAGAAGGGTCTCCTGACGCACTGTCATTAAATACCAAAGCTCCGCGAGCCGTAAAACTAGCAGAAGACCAAGAGGAATCTGCAAAATCTGTAAGGGCCGTAGTTCCAGAAGTTGAAGGGTCAACTCGCGTCAAAGTATTACCTTTGGCGGAGTATGCGCTACCAGCAGTGTTACTAATCTCATTACTTGTAGTGTAAGCAGTGGTAGCTGCGGTAAAAGACGCACTATTCGTGTACAAAGCAAGCTGAAAAGTGCTTCCTCCGCTGTTTAAAAAATTGTGCTTGGCCTCAAGAAGCTCTTTCTTAAAGCTCGTACACATGAAGTTACCTGAAAAGGCCATGTCACAATCTCCTTATGAGTGATGCAAGCTCTGGGTGTCCTGCGTCGGTTAATGCATTATATACAGTAGTTCTGTCATTTTTAACAGCTTCCGTCAAATAAAACTCTATTAACTTAACTATTTGAGCTTTAAAAGCACGAGCCTGCTCTTGTATTGCAGGATGCGCGTTGTTTGAAACAGAAATTATTTTATCCGCACAACGTTCAGCAATTTCTTCTGGGGTAAAACCACGCCCCTCGGAAGTATGTACCTTTACAGAAAAACTTTCTGAAAGACTTATATCTAAAGCTGGAAGACTCATTGTTTAGGTCTCCTTACTACTCCAGTGCGGTACTCGTCCGTCACCTCTTTTGATTCTCCAAGACCTTTTAAGCCCATAATTGACTCCATAAACCTCTTTTCGTAGAGAGCCATCATGTCTGCATCACCCTTCATATAGGTATAACCTTCGACCAAACTGCCATATAACATAGCAATAGAAGCGTTTTCACTTAGCCATGTTGTGCCGCTACTTGCCAAACTTGTTAAACTTGCTGGTCTGTAATAATAATGAAGTTCAACATTGTAACCTGAATTTGGTGTAGGGCCTATAATAAAATTATCTATGTCAAAAACACCATAGAAACGCGGGCTTCCTGTAGTTGCAGGGTTTGGGTTAAAAGATTGAATAAAATCATTTTCTTTAAAATCCAAAAACACATAGTTACTGCTTGAATCTACGAAAGCTAAAGAAAAAGGTGCTAAAAAATCCGTTGGACAAGCTAAAAACTTATTTGAACTAGACATTACTCCCGAAACATTTTTTCTAAAAAGACTTAATTGAACACTTTTTAAAATGCGTTCTTCCGCCTGTTTTATAAATACAGGTAAGTTATTTACAAAAGAAGTTTCCGTATTGTCCGCGTAATCCTGTATTGCTTGTTTTAATTCTGAATATGTAAAGCTCATGTTATGGTCACCGTCACTTCTCCTAAACCAGTGGTTCCTCTGGGAACAGGTGTTAGGCTAGGAGCTTCTACTAAAGGAAGCCCAATATAAACGTCAAAAGGTTCAACTCTGTCGGGTCTTGCGTCTTGAAGAGATTCCGGGTCATTAACTTTTCTAAAAGGACCTAGTTGTGGTTGTTTAGGTTCAAACTCATCTGGACCAACAAGAAGACCGTTCCATTCTTTCCGCATATCCTTATACCGATACCGAAAACCAGATCGGTCGGAGATAGCGTAAGAATTTTTTCCAGATGCAAACTTTGCCATTAGTTTGTCCTATAATATTGATAGTTTGGAACAACATTGAAAGAGGACCTATCACGATCTTCTGTAGCAGCACGATCAAATTCTTCTTCATACATTGCTTTAAGCATTTGAACGCGGTTTGGGGCTCTTTTTAGAGCAATATAGTAAGCTAAACCCGCAGCTAAACAAGGATAAAACCTAAAAGGAAGGTCCATAGTATTAGTGTATATGTCAGCATCGTCCATTCGTGTCAAAGCATTGTAGTATATTACATCTGTAGAATTATCTGGAACGGGCCAAACGTTTAAAACAGGGGTAAGTTGCCTGTCTAAGAAGAACTGGTTAACTCTTCCCTGAGTTGTCTTGTTGGGTATTGTTAAGTAACCATCCCTACTTAGACGGGTTAGCGAGTAATCAGTTCCGTCCCGTTGAACAACAACAGACAAAATATCTATAACGTCCGCCCCTAAGTCATAGTTGCCGTCTGCCTGAACCGTTGTAAGAGTTCGTTGTTTTATAGTCCATTGGTTTAGGCCGCGATTAGCCCACTCTGCTAACAAAAGATTAAGAGAACGTTTTGCTGATTTTAAGTCATAACCCGTGCGAACTTCTAAGCCGCAACGTTCAAAAGCTTCTTCAACGTATTCAGCTACATCTAGTTCAAAATCTTTGCTACTTGAAACAGCCATTTTATTCCTCGTTGTAAAGGTTATCAAAAACCTTGTTAACATCTAGTGTGTAGTCTAACTCAGATTTTGAATAATGTATATGCTGAGAAGGTTTGAAATCTGGAGCGCCTTCTCCTGTTTGAAACCATGCAGGGTGTGTTACGCGCACACGGTTATTAGGTAACGCAACAATATTACCCGTCCATTCTCCTGCATCTAACAGTTGAAGAACGTGATTTTGTTTGTGTTGTGCCGGATCATCAGCAATTTCACTCTCAGTGTAATCTACAGTAAATAAATACTTTGCCGGGTGCATTTTACCATCTATTTTAGCCATCCAAGGACATGGGGTGGTCCTATCCATAACATAAACAGAGTTATAATGAGAAGCACAGTCCCAAGGTTGTGCATCATATGTTTCCATTGGTTCTGGCCATTCTTCTAAAGGAATGTCTGCAACAAGTGCAGTTATTGGCATACGAGCCCACATAGCTCCACCGTGTACGGTGTCCTCTTTCTCTCCTTCTGCCTCACTTCCAGTAAAAATTACTTGAAAACTTAAAGATCGGTTTGGTATTGTTGTTACACCAATAACCATAGCATGAAGAAATTCGCCGTGATACGCCTCATGGTTATGAGTATATTCACGACGAACCCATGCTTTAAAGTAAGGAATATTGCTGTGCAAATAAGCCATATTTTATTTTTTAACTATCTTATAACCAGCGGGAAGTGATGCTCTTGCTGAAGCAAGTGATTTCTTACCACCAGCGGCTCCACCTTTTGACATACGCATTACTTTTTTACCGCCTGCGGCTCCACCTTTAGACATGCGGCGAACTTTTTTACCGCCTGCGGCTCCACCTTTAGACATCTTCTTAACCTTGCCACCGCTGCGGTAACCTTTGCTTTTCATTTTCTTTTTCACGACACTGATCCTTTCGTTTTTTTACGTTTACTACTTAATACTACACCACAACCCCTAGCTACTACAGTTCCGGGTGGGGTCTTACCACGAAAAGGTCTTTTTGCTTTAGTTGCAGAGGGTTCACCGCCTCTAGCCATATTTGTAACAGTTGCTGCCTTAGTGTTCTTTACTACTTGTTGACCTTTTGATCCTGCACGTTTCTTTTTTGCAGCCGTAGCTTTGCGTTGAGCCTTAGTAAGAGAGCGAGCTTTACTTTCTGGCAAGCATCTATCAGGGTTCTTTTTGTCTTTAGACGTGCCACAAGGGCCTTTTATAGAGCCGTCGGCTCCAATTCTAACCCAGTTTTGATCCCGCCATTTCTTTAGCTCACCCATTTAGCTCTTCTTTCTTTTACTTTTCTTAGCATAATTAGGGTCTTTACAGTATTTAGAAGCCGCCATGTTTGCATATGCTGAAGGATATGTGTCAAAAGTGCGTTTAGCCCAAGCTTTTCCAGAAGGACATATTTTGCTGCCTTTGCTTTTTGGAGATGCTTTTTTGGATTTGCGAGAATAAGACATTATACTATCCTAATAACTTTCCAACAAAAGGTGCTATTAAAATTAAAACAGCGAGTCCCCAAAGTTTTAAATCAAAAGCTTTCAACGAGTTTTTATGATCAGAAAGTTTTTCTTCGATCTGTTGATAACGTAAGTTACACTCAGCCTCGTGTTTTTCTAATTTAGCCAGAAGTTCTAGTATTTTCATATCTTCTTTACCATGCTTTACAGGACCAGTATCTGGCGCTAAATTTGTCTTTTGCCGTGTCACAGTTGTGACGAGCCCGGAAACTTTTTCGTCTGGCGGGCTGGTCTTTTTTGATGGACATTTTGGAGTCCCCGAACCGGACAAGTTTAACTTGACTACCTTTTTTTGCGAGGACCGCGCTTTTTTTCGCCTTGCCGGGCGTCCTTTTTGGCTTGTTGTATCCGCCAAAAGTTTCTCCTCTGTACACTAACCGCCCAGAGGGCGTCCTTTTTACGTCTTTCGTAGTGGCCATTGACTAGCTTTTTTCTTAAACTCAGTCATACTTTTTACGCATATACAAAATAATTGTATAAGTGTCTGCGCTTGTATGACCTACGGTTGTAAATTGAATATCTCCAGTTTTGCCACTTCCTGCGTTGTTGGTTAAACCACCAAAAATAGTGTAGTCATGGGAACCACTTTGGTTTTCGCCAAGCTCAATGCAAAATGCGTCTGTAGTTGCATCCCACAAGATTTGAACCTTCATGCCAATACATTGCCACCAGATACGCTCAATCACAACACCAGTACAAGCGTCACCGTCCACACTGGATTCCAAGGCAGAAACATCAACCTTTGTGACGGCAGACTCTCCAGTCCCGTCGGAAACGTTAGTGAACTTCATAACGACCTGTTTACCGCCGTCGATCAGCGTCTGTGAGGTTACAGCATCCGCCATATTAATCTCCTATAATAAAAGGTGGGGCGTTAACCCCACCCGATTAATTACGCAATTTGAACGTACTCAATGATGAATGTAAACGATCCTGCTGTTGTAGCATCAACGGTATTTGTAATGTTGCAGTAAATAGTTCTTTCGGTGTCTGTATACTGAACAGAGGCTGGCGCTGTTGTGCCATCCTGTGTCTGAAGAACTAATGCAGTTACCGTTACGTTATGCTCAACAACAGTTGTACCGCCGTCTAAAATCTCATCAGTCTGAGCCGCAACAATCTGCGCACCAGAGGAAGACGTGCCAACTTCGTAACCAATATCACCTGTTCCAATAACAGGAGATGTGTCACAAAATATTTTAATGTCAGTGATAATTGTGTTTGCTGGCTGTGTAAACTCACCAATTGTAGGACTATCGCCTGCTGTTGTGTTTACCGTAACGCCAGTAGCAAAGCCAACATGCTTCACATATTTATTTGTTACAATGCCTGTTGAGGCTGTATTAGCTACAGTTGTAAAAGCACCAGTTGTTGCATTTTTAGAAACAACTTGGAAGCCGTTTTCTGAACGGACGGGACCGTTAAAAGTTGTATTAGCCATGATATACTCCTGTCTTGGCAAATGTCAGCCACATGATGCGACTGTCAGGGATAGTTGTATTATACATAATACAGAACAAAAAGAAAGGGGCAACCGAAGCCGCCCCTTGCTGTAAATATTAAGTGCAGTTTAAGCTGCGCCGGGAGTTCCAAAGACAGAACGCCAGTCTGATACGCCAAAAGAATAACGCTCACGTGCCTTGAACCGCATGTTACCTGTGTCAAAATCGCCTTCCATAGCGGTCTTGATTGGTGAACGGTTAAAGAACTTGAAGCCGTTAGGGGCGTCAGTCTTAACAAAGAACGCGTCTGTGTCAGTCAAGAAGTGGTTTACCACTGCCCCGTCTGGCAACATGCCCATGTTCTTCATTGCGTTGTTGTCGTTATCCGCAGTTCCGGATCGCAAATTGGAGTTCATAACCCGCTCTGCAATAAATTGCAGTTCCTTTGGAATTACCAACTTCATACCACGTACCGCAATCTTTAGACCACGCTCGTCAGTTAGACCAGCAACGTCAATCAACATTTGCTCTAGCGAAGTCTCATTAAGATCAGCCGCTGTAGCAAGAAGATTTGTCTGATTGCCAGATAAACTTGGATGCGCGGCAGAACAAAGTGCTGCACCGTCACCGATTGCATTAACACCTGTGCTAAACGCGTTGTTCAAGATAGCTGCTGCTTTGATCTGCTTTGTCTGCGCCATAGAGCGAGCCAAGGCTTTGGTGTAACGAGACGCCAAACGATCATACAGATTATCTTCAATAGCTTCTTCTGTAATAGAAAACGCTAGTGCGATAGTTTCGTGAGTATAACGTGCTGTGTAAGTTTCTTGTGCATCATCAAAAGTGATGGCTCCGCCTTCACTCTTAATTGGTGCGCTTGCAAAACCTCCGAGCATAACCTCTTCTTCAAAAGCTCTGTCTGAACTTTCTTCATCAAAGATTTCACCATGCTCGTTTTCGTAACGATCATACTCAAGCCCAAACAATGCGTTAAGGCCCGGTTCTAGCTCTTTAGCTAGTTGTGCGCGAGAAATAGCCATAGTTTAAAGCTCCTTATACGCCAGTTGTAGAAACAGTGCCAGCCGCAATAGAACCCGTAGGAGCATTGAAGTGGTTGTTTATACGAACGATTAATGGGATACCAGCGGCAGTGAAGTCGGAATTAGCGGGGTCGTCTTGTACGCCCATAATTCTTAACGCCAAAGTGTTGGTAGTTGCGATAGTGTTTAAATCTGCTGTTGCAGAAGATAAACCAGTGGAAGTAGAACCACTGTTGCCTGTTGCAAACGCAATGTTCGCAAACACAGCCGCACGAACTTCCGCTTCAGTATTCGCAGCAGCGACTACATTAGAAGTAGCTATCTGGAATAGTTGATTTGGATCGTCGTACACAAAGGCTTTAACAGGGTGATCACTATCTGCGCCGGAGCCCGGCCAGTAGTTTGAAAACACTGTCTCACCTGTTGTTGATGAAACGTATTCGCATCCGCCAAATACACCCACGATAGAAACGTTACCACCAGCCGCAGCTTGTAGATCGTCAATAACGCCCGCAGCCAACGGAATAACCGCCATGCCGTGGAAAATAGGGTTTGAGTTGTCAGAAGCAATACGATACTCGGTCATTCCGCCAGACGAAACACTACTGCCTTGTCTGGAGATTGGTCGAAGGCCATAAGATGTATCTGTATTAGCCATTTATCTTTCTCCTTAGTGGGAAGGTAGTCCTAACTATTTTTTTGGACCACCAAAAGTTACACGGGATTGACGGTCAGGGTTACTGATCGTCATGGTTGAGTGCGCGTTCTCCCGCATCATATCCTGATCTACGGCCTGCATCTGATCGGTATTACGTTTATTAAAGTATTCCGTTCTTTCAGCAATTGTTTCAACAGGGATGCGAGCGAGCATTAATCCACCCACTCCAAACACACCTTCATATTTACCTGATTCAACTACCGGGGACTCAAAGTCAGGGTATTCGTCTTGACGAACAAGTTCCCAACCTTCGCGCATTTTTGCGCTGATGTTTTTACGATCATCAAATCCACGCGTTTCGGCGCGTATCCAACGATGCTTAAAACCATCCGGTGCAGGTGGTGCGTCCAACATGGACGGGGGAGCCCAAGGCTTACGAGAAGCTTGTTTTTCCCTAGTTTCATTAGCGCGAGAAGTCCGGTCGATTCCAGAACTACCAGTTTGGTTGTTTGATTTTGTCATCTTATTACTCCTTCACGTATTTCGCATATTCTTCAAGCGGCACACCCAATTTCTTCGCGATTGCGACTTGGCTAGGGGTGAGTCTAACCTTCTTCCCACTATTGCGCCCAGATGGAGTTCTTGAAGCACCAACAACCGTCTGAGCGGGCCTTTTGTTGGAACTGTTTGCGCCGATATTAAACTTTTCAGAAATCCGACGATCTAGTTCATTATAGTAGTCTTCGCCCTGCGGGTCAAACCCTTCGTCTTCAACGAGCTTTTTATGTATTCCAAAAGCCGCATAAGTCATGGCCTCGTCTTGACCAAACCAACTGTTTCGAGCCGCCCAGTTCTCTGCCTTTGGGTCAGGACGACGAGGTTGTTGAGCAGGCATTGGTTGTTGAGACTGGTGTTGAGCAGCCGCAGCTTGTTGTTGCTGATAACGCTCCTGTTGCGCTTTTGCTTGGTTTGCACGATCTTGTTGAATAGCCAAGGCCGTAAGGTTACGTTGCGCTTCAACCGTTGCCGCGCTGTCCCCCATTTCAATTGCACGAGTTAAACTAGCTTCAGCCTGAGATACCTGCGTATTAACACGATTGGTGTACTCATTAACATAGTTAGTGTCCAAACTCCGCATACGAGTTTTAAGGTCTTGAGACTCGGTTTGAACCTGCTTGGCGTAATTAAGAGCTTCTTGTTCACGCCTTTCCGCTTCACGCATTTTCTTTGTAAGACGATCAATCCTTTTTTGCGTACTTGTTTCCGCTTTAGTAAATTGATCCTCTTCAGGTGCTTCGGTTTCGGGTGCTTCGGTTTCAGAAATATCTACTTCTGTCTCCTCGGCACTGTCTAATTCTAATTCAATTTGATTTTCTTCTTCAGCCATTTTTACCTCCTAGAAATGAAGAACGTCTTCAGGTGATGATATTTTTGCAAGGACTTCATCATCATTAAGAATCCTCACTTCACCACCTTCAATTCTAAAACGGGAACCAGCATACCGGGCAAACATCACCCAGCTACCCTTCTCGCACCAAGGACCGTCCGGAAATTTATCGGCGTCCTTATAAGCCAGTTCTCCTACCTTGAGAACGTAACCAACTTGCGTTGAAACTGCATTGTCTTCGATAATTTTATCAGGAAGATAAATACCGCTTTCCGTTTTTCCTTTGCCACGATAGGGCAAAATAAGAAGCCGCCACCCAGTGGGAGAGGGCATTCTATCTAGGAGGGATTGCCCGATTGCATCGGGGTCTAACACTCTATCAGACTTTTCTTTGTAAGCCTGTGATATGTCTTCAACAGCATCTTTCACTGCTGATAAGTCTATTTTCTGCGTCTCAGTCATTTGAACGCTCCTGTTTGTCTAGCAGGCCCTTGAGTTCCTGTTCCACGTGATTTAGACATTCTAAGTTGCCCATAAGCTCACGATATTGCTCCATTGACTTAACATTTCCGTAGATCATTAAATCTGTTACACCCTGACGCCTTTCTCTCAAGATCCGAAAGACTGCTTCGGCGGTGTGTATTTCGTCCATTCATACCTCGCATATCATCTAACAATTTATGATAATGTCCTAGCACAGTTTATATAGGATATGCTAGGACAAAGTATAAAGATATGCGAGTTAACTTAAAACCCTTAAACCATTAGCTCAAAATGAGGCCCATCAATAAAAGGACGCCTGCCTTCGCTACGACGCAAATCTATGTACGCGTTCATAGCTTCTTCCATTGTACCATCCCACTCACGAATATCTGGGATATGCCATGCGGCACCCCAACGAATACCAACTCCAGCAGCTTCGGCACCTTCTTTCATGGCATCAGCAAGATCATCGTACAAATTCAATTCCCACGACCCTCTTGATCCAATATAGGCCATGAGGTCCACGGCGTGGCCGCCAAGATGTTTTGATTTCATGGTTTTACTTGCGCCTTTGGCGACGAGTTCTCGTTGTTCTTCCATAGTTCGTAACCCGCAGATCACGCCAAAATCAATCTTTGTGACGGCGATAGCATAGTCAACGACTGCGATTAGCCCGACATCTACTCCCTCTAATCTGTCTCGACTTCGTTTAGATAGTTTAAATGTCATTTTGTTTTCCCCTTGTAATACAAAACGCCAAACAGCTTGTATTTAATTCTGTAGTATAAGTTTATTATTACGGTCATATTTTTACCTCCAAACACGCTACGGCAATCCCATTATGAGTTACCATAACCTCCGCACGTTTTTTATTTGTTTCGCATTCAGTCTTAGTTTCGTAAACAGCCAACTGAAAGTGATCTACAGGCTGTCCTGATATTAATTGCATCCAAACCAAAACCCACATCAACTAGAAAGCTTCTTTTTAAGCCACAGAACAATTGCAAATACCACAAGGCCATAAACCGTAGCAACGGTAACATCGACTAAATGCTCACGCATATGATAGATAAACTCTATACCTGCTTCAACATCGCTACCACCACCCGTGCCAATGTTGATTGTTTTGGTTCCTATGGTAGACGCTTGCTGTTCAATGATAATATCGTTTTCCATTACTTTTTACCTAAAAATTGTTTGACACCTTTCACACCAAAACTAGCCGAAATTGCAGTTAAAAGCGCCCAGAAGTACCAGTCGGGTGCAAGAGAAAGTTGCTCAAACCCATGAGCAACAACGCCTTCCATACCCGGAATAAAACATAAAATAAGTGGGATTGCTAGAATTATAGAAAAAAACTCGTCCTTCCACGATCCACCAGAGTTCTCGGCCATGATCCGTTCCCAGTCAGCCGTCGAAGTCTCTTTAGAGAGTAAGATTTTTGCCTTACTCTCAGCCTCTACAAGTTTAAGTTGTGCAGCCGCAGCTTGCTTATCAGCCTTTCCTTGAAGCCATGACCCTGCCAGATTAGCGACGGGGCCAATAAAAGAGGATATTATACTCATTTTTCTAAGTTCCTATCATCAAAAGTAATGGATGCTTTCTTCTTGTCTGCGTTTGCAGAGTAGGCATTGAACCCCATAAACGCAGCAACAACACCAGACGCAGCTATCACATAAACAGATGCAATGTCCGTTATAAGGGAAGCCGCTTTGTCAAAGCCAAGCACCGAAGATAGCAAGATAATAAGCGGATACAAAAGCATTCCAGCTAAAGCAAACCCGGTAAACCTACGTTCCGCATTGCGCTTGAGGTCCCGGTCAACCATCTCAAGCCTACGATCTTCTAAGGCAAGACGATTCCATTCTTTTCTATCTATATAGCCGTTAGAGTCTAAATCCGCTTTATCAAACTCAGTCATTTATCTTCCTCGCGTATGCTATAGCAAGTTTTCGTTCTACTGTTATTATAACTACTTTTCCACGTTTGTCATATACAACGTATTTTCCTAATTTATTTTGGTATAATCTCACCCATTAGCCCACCGATCTGCACCCCAGATCAACAGTGCCGTTCCAGCTACAAAAAGTACAACACCAACAACAACCGACAAAATATAAAACACACGGTCTCTGTGAGCAGCTTGAGCTTCCAGAGCTTCCTTCTGCCGAACACGCGCAGCAGCGGTTTCCCTGACCACCGCGTCCCACATTCCAACGGGCCCATACAAGCGGCAGGCGGACCTCAATTCCTCTTGAGCTTGTTTGTGCGCCATTTTTGCCTGCGCAATAGCGAACCCTTCTTCTTCGCTGGACGTAAGCCTGCCCAGCGGTCCTTTGTGTTTTCCAGATTCTGCTAAATTTATATCAGCTTCCAATTTGGCAAGTTTACCAAACGCGGGAAGCAAGGCGTGTGTATCTTTTCCTGCCTTAATAGCTGCGCTTATGCCGCCTGCTATTTTTGTGACAGCACCCGCCAAGGCCAATACCTCAATCATGCTAAACACCCCTTTCTTTTAAAAGGCACTATAACATGTGTATAACTTTTTAAAAAGTTAGAAAGGGCTAAGAGGGATAACCTATGTAACTTTTTCCGCGGATCGCGGCACCCGCTCCACGCATAGTCATCTTTTTAGGTTTGCTCGTATCAGCCATAGGAGCCGGAGCCGACTTGCCGTATGGAATGCGGCCTTGGCCTTTAATGTCCGCATAGCTAACCGCTTCAGGTGTTTTACCCGGCGCGGAGCCGTTTACTCTTACTTTGCCCATTAGTTATCTCCTTTGTTTAAAAATACGAGGTTTAGTACAATCTGTCAAACAGACCTTTATTGTGGGGACCCTCGCTGTTTAAGTATTTCACGTTGCATTGCAGCATCAATACGAGCCGAAGTCTGTTGCTCTTGAGATGCCAAACGTTCCTTGAACTGTTGACCGCGCATTTGCTGGCCACGGGCGTCAAGCTCAACCTTAGCTTGGTCAATCTGGTTGTCTGCCTGATCCGCTGCTGCCTTCTGCTTCATCTCAGCCTCTTTAAGCTGAACAAGTGGGTCAGGAGCGCCTGCACCTGTCATCTCGCCAGAAAGTTGTTTGACCTGTTGCAAGCCTTCAGCAATAAAGTTAGCCGTTAGCTGCTCAATTTGTAACATTTGTTCGTCATCAGCAGGCTGACCACCTTGCTGCTGAACTTGTTGTAAATATGCAACTGCGGCCTGCTCTCTCGCAGCCTGTTGTACGTGTTCCATAACATGCTTTTGTATAGAAATAGCCACCGGGGGCATCGTGCCAACAATAGGACTTGTGCCAAAAACCAAATGTGCCTGAATGTGCGCTTGGTGGTTCTGACCCTCAAACGCCCGAAGTGGCAACATATCCAAAGCATTAATGTTCTCTTGCGCTGGATCAAGCGGTTCAGGTTCTTCTGTAGGTATAGACTTCATCAAACGGTCTACATCAACAACGCCAATCGCTTCATACATGTCCCGAAAAGCTTCGTGCATGTTGTGAATCTCTGGTGCCTGACTTGCAAGTTGTAGCTTAGTCTGAGCTAACGTAATGCGCTGGGCCTGACTGAAAGCGTTTGGATTGCTAACAGGTACAACGTCAATGCGGTCATCAAAGTCCGACGCCATGATAGTCTCGTCGCCGCCCGCTACAGAATATGGATATTCCTGCGGTAAACTCTCTGACATAACACGCGCAAGTATCTTAAACTCCAGCCGCATCGCATAGTGTAAACGCTTATGGACCGCGCTCATTACACGAGACCCCTGCTCCATAATCGCCATAGTAGTTCCGACGGGCGCGTTCTGATTACCCTGACCAACCTTTAAATCTGTAATGGTCGCGAACCGTTGACCCGCCTCAACAACAAAACCAAGCAGTTGAAACAACGTCTGATCTGGACCTTTGAAGGGCAGCGGCATGAGACTATCTCGGATAGCCCCGCCCGGTGCGTCCACATCTCTGAACTCTCCGGGCTGTAACGGTTCATCGTCGTCTCTGATCCGTAGTCCGCGGGCCTTGAAGCCCGCTGGGAGGTTGGACAACGTACCCGCGTCAATCAACTGTCGCAATGCCGCCGTGGCGGTTCTCGACAAACCGCCAATCGTGTGGATGAGCCCCAAGCCATAAAAACCAAAACCCGGTAAAAACTTGTAATGTGTAAAATACTGGATTTTCTTCTTCTTAGGGTCGTCCTGTTTGTAGTTCCTACGGATACTTAAAACTTGTCCATTATCCATAGAAAGCGTCACTATGTACGGTATCTTAATGCCTGTTGTTTCGCCGTCGTCATCAACTTCTTCATAACCTTCTAAATCCAGATCAACGTGACACTCTAAAATAGTGCAGTCATAATCAATCTGAGTAGGTTCAACTCCTTCAATACGGTTTAATTCTCCATCAACGCCAGTGATTTCGCGCTGGGCTGGAATAACATCCACGTCTAAATAGGTCCCCATAACCTGACGTTTACGCAAATCATTCAAAGACATGCGTACAACCTGAGTAACATTGGGGCACGTGTCGAGGTCCACGGTCTCATACGGAACAACCAAGTTCTCCGCAGGAACAAACTTAGACACCGCACGATCTAACGTCTCGTCAAAATAAGTTTTCTTAAAAGTAGAACCCGCCAGCGGTAAATAAAACAACATCTGGTCCATGTCAGGAGTGTAATCCTCCATAACATCTGTAATGTAATAATTCATAAACTGTCGAACACGCTGGCCCTGCTCAACCTTCTTGCGCGTTTCTTTGCCCATCACAACTGTGCGGACAGGACCCGAAGACGGTAAAAGCTCGTTAAAAGCTTGTGCCTGAAACTGAGTAGCAGCCTCGGCTAAAAGAGGGTGCGTAACCCCTGTTGATCCTCGAAACGGCTGTGTGCGCTCCTCATAATTAAATCCAAGAAGCTCCAAACCATTAGCATACGCATCTTCCCAATCTTGACGGCCCGACTTGTTTGCGTCGTACTCAGCAAGCATCTCGCTCGAAATTCTTGACAACTCCCGGTCAGGCATCTCTTCAGCAAGGTTTGCATCAAAATCTTCCCCCTCGCCGCGCTGGTCCGCAGGATCAAAATCAATCTCAACACCGCCATCTTCCGTCGGTGTTATTCCAATCTCACCAACACCCTCGGCCTCAATCATAGCCATAACATTGTTTTGAGAGTCAGGTATTTCAAGTTCAATCTCAGCAGCTAGATCATCCTCATCAAGTTGAGAAGGGACCCCAGTGTCAATTAAACTGCTTGCGTATCCATTTTTTTCTTCAGCCATTCAACTCTCCTATGCGGTCTAATCTAAAAACTGTTGATAATTACCGCGTGTCGTATCAAAAAAACCCTCTTTGTCGCGTGGGAAATAAACATCAAAACCCTCTTCGGGAGATTTAAAATTTGCCGGAGCTTTGGATTGACCCTCGGCAGGAGTTCTGCGCTCCTCAGGACTACGGCCCATTATTACCTCTAATTGTTCTAGTACTTTTGCGTCAACAGTTTCTGCTAACTCTTCTAAAGTAGCATTTATGCCCGCTTTTTTAAAAATTTGTATGCCAACCGCGTTGTTGCGTAGGTCCATTTCCATGTCCCGATCATTAGAAGCACTGCCTATAAAGGTAAACCGATCCATAAATTCAGCAAAATTACCCGCTTTTTTAGCAGATTCTGGACCATACTCCTGTGCCAATACCGCAGAAGCTAAACCATGAGCCCGTGCATCCTCTAACTCTTGGTAAGTTGGTAAATCTTTACGAGCCCGGCCAGTGCGAACTTCCTCAGAGTAAAGCTCCTTGTCCGTAGGAATAACCCGCCGTCCCGTTTCAGGGTCTATAACCGAAGGATAACCAAAATCATCTATAAGAGAACTTTGAAAGTCGTCCTCAGAAGAAGGATAAAAGTCCTCGTACCGATCACTGCCGGGACGAGCAGACTTACTAATACCCTCTGTAATGTTATCGCCAAATACTTTGTCAAATAAAATGCGGCCAATACCCCTCTCCGGGGGCATCTCCTGTTTTTGTTCGTACATAAACTTTCGACCTTCTTGGTCCTCTAAACCACCAAAACCCTCTCCGCTAACATAAGGTAAAATGCCTTGCTCTTCTGCAAGTAACATTTCTTGTCTTTGTTGATAAACAGACCTTCGTCCGTCGGAAACTGGGGGAGAAAGGTCCGTGAACCGCGGAATGGGACTCATCGCACCCGGACCGGGGCCCCTGAAACTTTCCGGTCGCAATATAGGACGTAGTGAAGACAGTGAATTAGGTCTCGATACAGGAACTAACGAAGAAGAAGGAGCATAGCTAAACGGGCCAGCCATGCCTAAGTTTACCGGAGAATCCATAAGCCGTTCATTCATATCCACGCCTTTCCTCTAATAGTATGCCGCCACTCTAACAGAGTTTTCTTCATCTTCCCAGTCATCTGTTGGTAATTGTACAAAATTTCCTTGCCTATAGCGCATAAGAGCCTGTGTCATACTATCAACTAAGTCGTCATGTTCCCCGTTTGGAAACGCAGCAACCTCCTCAATTAACTCATCTGCCCACGTCTCGTCGGGGGCCCAAACCATTCCAGCCTCAAATAATGGCGAAACACTGTGAACTCTCATTACCTTATCGTTTCCACGCGAAGGTGTAAAGTTTACAACAGGAATCCCCATGTTTCGTAATTCCTGAGTCAGAGGGGTCCCGCTCGCTTTTGCCTCAATAATAACCGTGTCAGGCTCCCAAAATTTATAATTATCCAAAGCAATCTGCTTCAATTCCGGAAAATCCCATCTTCCCTTCTGACTGTCCAACAAAATTAAATTAGGACCACTCCCACCCTCGTTAGGATAAAACACACCCCACGTCGTAATTGCGCTGTAATCCGCAGTCTCCCGCTTGCTAAACGCCGTATCGTAACTCTGTATCACATACTCTAAATGCGGAACCTTCTCCTTTTCCCAACATTGCCACTG